GGAGAGCTGTCACAAGGTTGGCCGACCTCACGGGCGGCCAAGTTTTTCCCAAGGGAAAAACCGCCGACGGCTGAATCAAAGATTCAGGCGCGGCGCCGCAGCAGCCGTGACTGAGAGGCCGTCTCCCCCCGTCCCCAAGGCTCCCTTGTTAAAGGGAGCTGGCAAAACCGAAGGTTTTGACTGAGGGATTGTCCGTCTCCCCGTCCCCCTTGGCCACCATTTTCGGGGCCTCCCGAAAATGGTCAAAGGCGCAGCGCCCTACGCCCGCAAAAGTCTGGCTTTCGTCGTCCCGTTTATCAGGTCATGCTGCGCCCTGTCCACAATCCATCTGCCCTCCACGCCCCCGGTTCCCATTATGTCCACCCGGTTCAGCGCGCTCAGCTTGGGGTTTATCTCCCCGCTGATCTCAAGGCTCTCTCCCTGCCTGTTGTGCATGGTCAAAAGGTTTTTCGCCCAGCGCGCGGCCTGACCGCTGTCCATGGCGGGCAGATGGGTAATTACCCGCCTTTTGTCCGTTTGGGCGTTTTCGTCCCGGGCCGTCCCCCGTCCATAGGGCGATACCACCGTCATCTCTTTCAGGGCGTGTCCGCCCCGAATCCGGTGCTGCATTCCCGGCTGATCGCCCTCCAGTTCCAGTTTTAAAACCGCGTCCATAGCCGCCAGGTAATCAAGGCCTACGCCATAAAACGTCCCCCCGCTTATTTTCAGTATCGCCCCTTCCAGGGCAAAAAGGCGCTTCATGAAGGCGGCGGGCCGCTGGTCGTTTCTCATCATAAACGGATACGTCACCCCGCCGTCCACCCCCGCCATCTTCCCGTCCATGCCCGCTTCCCGGGCGCACAGGGCCAGTATCTGGCGCAGGGTCAGCCCTTCGTAGCCCAGCCACAGGTTTTCTCCCCTGTCCGGCGGCAGCGCAGTCAAATACATGCAGTATCCCTCTTCGTCCGGGTCAAGGGCCCCTATGTACATATCCCCCGTATCCAGGCTGCCCTCTTTTATCCGCGCTCTGTCTCCCGGTTTGGGCCCCCAGCTGTTCCACAAAGCCACGTTGCCCATCACCATTTTCGCCGCGTCGCAGCTGTTTCCGCCTTCGTCGTAAATAACCGCCTGCGTTATGTGGGTTTCCTGGGCTACCTCCACCCCGTTTATATAAAATTCCATGTCTTCACCCGTCTATTTCCCCCGCATTTCTCCCAGCGCTTCCACGATGGCTCCTGCTACCTCATAAAACATCAAAAGCTCCATATCCAGCAGTCCGTTTATGGGAGTATGGCTGGCTATGGATGCCCGGGCAATCTTCTTCAGGTACTCTTTTTTTCCACCCGGGCAGAAAGATTCAGAAAAAGCTGGGCCAGCTGCACCGCCTTTACCCCGTCCTCCATGCCCATGCGGCTGATTATATCTACCTCGTCCAGTCCTTTTGTCTCTTTGGCTGCCGCCGCCGCAAAAAGAGATATGGCCTGTTTGGCCGTCATGTAAAAAGCGCCCCGGCCCTCTCTGTCCTTGTCCATAGCCTGGGCATATTCCCAGCCGGTCAGCCGGGTAAAATCGTACTTCAGTTTCTCTATGTCTGCACTGCCCGCACGGATGGGCTTTTTCAGCTCCATTTCGCCCCGGCAAATGCTGTCAAACAGGGCCTCCGTTTTCTTTTCGTCCCTGGTGTTTTCCTCGTTTTTGTTCTGGATCTCGTCCATTCTCTTTCTCTCCCTTTCCCAAAATCACGGGGAGGGCTATGCCCTCCCCCCCCTTTCTAAAAGCGAAAACTTTTCGTCTTTCGCACCGGGCGCATAGCGTATAGCGCCCGGTGTTCCGGCGGTGCGCTGGCCGTGCCGTGCTCCCGCCTCCACCCTCGCTGCGCTCGGGCTCCATCTGTCTTTCCCCCGTCCCCCTTGGCTCTCCCTTTGGGAGAGCTGTCACGGAGGTTGGCTGGCCAAAGGCCCAGCCAAGTTTTGCCTTTCGGCAAAACCGCGAACGGCTCTGCTTCGCAGAGACGTCGCGCCGCGCTGACTGAGAGGGCCGTCTCTCCCCGTCCCCCAAGGCTCCCTTGTTAAAGGGAGCTGGCAAAACCGAAGGTTTTGACTGAGGGATTGTCCGTCTCCCCGTCCCCCAAGGCTCCCTTGTGTGGGCGCCGCGCCTGAATCTTTGATTCAGCCGTCGGCGGTCGCGCAGCGACTTGGCCATCTTTCAGATGGCCAACCTCCGGGAGCTGTCAAAGCGCAGCTTTGACTGAGGGATTGTCCGTCTTTCCCCGTCCCTCAGCCTAGTTCAGCATCGCGTCGATCTGATCAGTGTAGCTTACCCCGTTATACCGAATGATCCCCGCCATAGCGTCGATCAGGGTCACGATCTCGCCGTCCACTTCTTCCTCGTAGCGCAGCACGCTGTATTTCTCGGTGCTGCCCAGGGGGTTGTTGGTCTCTACCGTGCCCTTTTCGGTGGATTTATGTACGCCCGTCACCCGGTACTTTACGCTCTGGTATTCCATATCGGCCTGGGCTACGTTGTAGTTCTGGCGCGCAATGCGCACTTCCATGGTGTGCTTGCCGGGCGTAGCCAGGTACCGGCAGTTCATGCCGTTATTGTGGGCCACCGAAAATTCCATGGCGTTCAGGTGGGCGGCGTTGGGCATCTCTACGTCCACCGCCATGCCGCTGATCCCGCTGATCTCGGTAGTGGGGTGCTCAATGTTGGGCAGGGTAACGCTGGTCACGTCCTCCACTACCTGACCATTGTCAATCAATCTGTGGCCTACTACGTTGGTGTGTACCTTCTGCAGCATCTTCCATTCCTCCCTTACTGGGCCAGCTGGGCGTAATACGCCTCAAGGCCCGCATCCGTCCAGCTAAATACAGCAGTCAGGCTCTTGCACAGCGGCGTGGTGCCTACTTCCATAATCAGCTTAAAGTCGCCCGTCATCATATCGCTCAGGGCGTCGCTGTCCATGTCTACCCGGGCCGTGCCGTAAATCAGCATGCCGCCCTTAATCAGCGCATCCAGGCGCGCCTGCTCTTCGGCCACAATGGCTTTCACATCGTTGGCCGTCATGGGCTTGTCCACATTATGGGGGCGACGGTGCTGGAAATCGTTGCCCAGGTAGTACAGCATCATCATGTTGGTGTCGGCTACCGATATCATATCCTGGCTGTCCTGGCTGTAGCTGGCGGCGTGAGCGCCCCAGGTAGCCCACCGTCCGCCTACGTAAGCGGCGCTGGTAATGCCGTTCGCGTTCAGGGTATTGTTGATCAGTTCATCGTCGTACACCCTGCCCCGGCTGTCCTCACCCAGATAAATGTTTTTGATCATGGGGCAGTCGGTATTGCTCACCGAATTGTAGGGAATGCCCTGCTGCTTCACCAGCAGGCTCTGCATATTGGCCGCCGCCAGTACGCTCAGGTGGTAAATCCTGCCGTCGGTGCCTTCCACCAGGGGGAAGAATACCTTTTCGTCATCCAGGTTGTAGCCGTTCTCGTTTTTCCACTTGGCTGCCGTGGCCAGGGTCAGATTGGTCTCCCCGTCCATTATGGGCATGTCGGCAAAGAGATAGGCGTTCCAGTGTCCGTTTACCTTTTTGCGCGCCTGGTTCATGGCCTCATGCACATTGGGCATGTTGCTAAAGCCCGGGGCCAGCAGGAAAGAGGGAATATATCCCGTTTCCTGGTATACGTTCTTTATGGCATAAAGTCCGGTATTCAGGCCCGCGCCGTCGCTTGCGCCGATCAGCTCCTCCACCGTCACTTTGCTGGGGTCAATCTCCTTGTAGGTAATATTCAGCGCCTCGGTGCCCAGGCCGCCGCTTTTCAGCTGGCTAAGCACCACGCTCTCCCTTTTCAGGTCGTAAGCGATGGTGTAATCTTCTCCCAGGGTCTTGCCTGCTACCGCTACCGTGTCAAGGATAATATTTTCTCCGTTTACGATCACCGCCTGGCCGCCCACAGGGGTCACGCTTACGCTCTTTTCCTCCTGAGAACGGTGCTTTTCCGGGTCGAGCACGTTGATCATCACCAGCGGGCCTACCCCGTTTTCCTCAAAGTGTGCCTTCATGGCCTCGCACAGGGTGTAGCTGGCCCAGTCGTCGCTGTAGCCCAAAAGTCGCTTGGCCCCTGCAATGTCCTTCACCAGCACCGGCTTGTTTACGCTGCCGCCCCCTGCCAGGGTATGTACCGGCGCGGTGCCCACGTATACAAAGGCGCTCTGTCCCGTCTGACTAGCCCGGCTACCCGCCGTGCGGGCCTGGCTGTATGCTCCATGCAAATATTCCAAAATCTTCCCCTCCATCCTATTTCAAAAGTTCCCCTATCCTGTCCTGATCCGGGTGGTCTGCATAGCAGGTAAACTCCACCGCCACAAACCCGTAGTAAACGGGCCGTTTGTCCACCACATAGCTCTGGTCGCTGTACAGGCTGTACACTATGCTCTCATCGTTTACCTGCAGGTCTGTGCCTTCAATATGCCTGTCCCTGAGCAGCGCTTCTTTGCAGTCGTCCATCCAGTTAAACAGGGTAAAAAGTCCTTCCTGAGTGCCCTCTGCCAGCAGCTTCATATCCAGCTGCCCGGTGCTTTCGTACTTTTCCACAAAGCCGGGCAGTCGTATGCCCGGCTCATATACGCTAAAAAGTATGTCCACCGAAAGGGTCTGCCCCATGTCCTGGTTCCTTTTTATCTTGTTGTACCGGTCAAATCTCTGCTCTAATTCCTTCCGTGCGTAACTAATGCGCGGCATAATCAGTATGCCGGGGCATACGCTTGCCGGGTCAGGCTCGGCAAAAAAACCGCTGTTGTCGGGCCGCGCCGGGTACCATCCCAGGTAGCATCTGGGGGTCTGGCGCACCACCTTGGTTATGTCCCCGCCGGGGCCGGGTGCTTTCATCTCCCGGCCCTGGCAAAGATTTTTTTCCGCCCAGTCTTTCAGCCCCTTCAGCCTGGTTGCCGTTCTCACATGGCCACCCCCTTGGGATCGTTGCTCACCAGCAATATGGCGTACATGCCCATATCTTCCTGCACCTGAAGTATCTTCATGGGCTTTCTGTCAAAAAGCACCGTTTCGTTGGGCATGGCCCGTCCCGGAAATCCTTCCACCGGGGTGTAAATAAGCGTTTCGGTCATGTTGTTGTCCCAGCTCAAATCCACCACGTTGTTGTTTTTCCGCTTCAGCGCCGCCTCTTCATCAGGTACGCAGGTAAAGGGCGTTCCGTTCCACAGGTGCTCTTCGGCAAAATGGTTTGGGTTCATAAATATCCGCTTTATGTCCCCCTGTATCTTGTCCTTCAGCGCCATCAGCCGTCCACTCCCTTCAAAGGCTGGCCGCGCCCGGCGTCATGTCCCATGTCGCCCTTCTCGCGCCGCGCCGCCTTTTTGCTTCCCGGGCCGGGGGCGCTTTTCAAGGCCGTCGCTCTGCCCTGCTCCATAAGGCGCAGGCCAAAGCTTTCGCTCACTTCCAGTACCGCCCCGCTTTTAAGCATCTTTACCTTCACTGTCGTCTGCCGCCTTTCTTCGCCGCGCCTTTACGCGGTTTTTCCTTCTCCCCGGCAGCGCTTACGCCCTCCAGCGCGTCCACTTCCATGGGTTCTTCGGCTTCCATGGGTTCTTCCGTCTCCCCGGCTTCTTCCGTCTCCCCTTGGCTCTCCCCCTGGGAGAGCTGTCGCGCCGTAGGCGTGACTGAGAGGGTCGTCTCCCCGGCTTCCATGGGCTCTTCGGGCTCCCCGGCTTCTTTCTCCACCGCCCCCAGCTTCA